GAGCTTGTAGAGGGTAGAAAGATACTGCCCCACAATCTCGTCGATGATATTTTGCAGCGGGGTGTCGCTCTTGTCCACCACCTCGTACCGCATCTTTTCTACGTCGGCCAGCGAGTCTTCCAGAAACTCAACGATGTTTCCGGTCTTTTTGGCGCTCATCAGCGAAATCGGGCCGATCAGCCCGTGCCGCCCTTGGTACGCCTCGGAAAACTTGTCGGCCAATTCTACGATGTTGTCGTAGAACTCATTGAGCGCCGAGTGCTTGGAAAAGCTACGGGTGTTCAGATGCACAGAATGTGCGACATCCCGCGCCAAAAACAGGGTGCCTACAAAATCGGCGCATTTCATTGCATTGCTCCTTGCGGTGGTACTGCTGGCGGCGCCATCTCACCCATATCAGACAGTTGCTGCGCTTCGCGCTCCATGACCAAGTCGTTGCTCTCCATCGCCGCAGCCACAACGCCCATGGCAATGTCTTGGATCTGCTGCTCGGTCATGCCAGCCTGGACTGCGGCAATTCGTTTGGTTTCGGCGTTGTACGCCTCGACCTCGGCCTTGAACTCCTTGATCTCCAGATCGCGGGACTCGAAGGACTTCTGCACGTTTTGAAGCATCCCGGCCATCTGCTGCATCTCGGCGTTCATAGCCTCGATCTGTTGCTTAGCCGCAGCCAGTGCCGGGTTGTCCTCGTCGTCGCCAATGATGGCCGGGTCAATGACTTTGGCAAACCGTTTTGCCATGTCTTGGGCGCCCGGCCAGTCCATGTTCTTGATGAACAAGTCACCCGCAACGCTCCACAGCTGCGGGTTGCCTTGCAGCAACTGAGCCATCGCCTCCAGCGATTCCTGACGCTTAGTCTGGAAGCCAGGTCCGGTGATGACACGCACGTCGTACTTGCCGACGCCGGGGTTGTAGACCTTATCGATGACGATGCCAGTCTCGTTGACGATCTTTTTGACCGGCTCCTGCTGCATCGGATTGATCTTGATCATTGCCGACTCGCCGTCTTCTTGGATGATGCGGGCGATGCGCTCGGTGTCGTAGATTTTCGGGATCAGATCGACCAGCTGCCGCCCCACATACCGGATCATGCGGGCGTAGTTGTCAACGTAGTGATAGGTGCCGGTGTCCGACTCGCGCTGGCGGGCCAAAATGGCCTTGCCAGAGCGTTCATTGGAGGTCTGGCCCAGCGATGCGTTGTACTGGCCCGTGACCGACTTGATGTCGTCCGCAGCGCCCATTTTGGCCTGAATGAGACCGGTTTGAGGCAGCGGAGGGGCTGCACGCTGCGGCAGCGGCAAGACGGCTCCTTGGCCGTCTGTAACGTCTGGATTAACCTCCAGATACGGCCAGTTCTGGGTGTTGGCCGTTTTCCACTGCTGCTCGTAGCCCTCGAACTGGCCGCCGTAGCCGATAAACGGCGCCTTGGGGGCCAGCGCCAGCATCTCAGCCTCTTGGCTCGTCCAGTAGTTGTACATGCGCTGCGCGTCCTTGGCGTTACGCACCAGACCGCTGACGTAGAGCCGCCCTTCAACCTCGAACTCGTTGCCCACGCAGCGGATCACCGGAATGTGCGAGCCAGCCCAGTCGGCCCGTTCCAGCACCTCGTAGCCGTTGATCTTGAGCCATTTCACCTTCTTGCGGTCGGACTGACGCGAGCGCAGGGGCTTGCCAAACTGCAAGCGCAGCATCTTGTCCTCGGGCGTGCCCTGAAACGCAGTGATGTTGCCGGGGTATAGGTTCAGCGTCTCGCGGGTGTTTTCAATGTAAAAATACTCAGCGATGCGGACCGTATTCTCGTTGAGCCACTGGCTGATGGACTGATCGCCCACGCCCAGCGTCTGCAAGGTGGTCAGCGGCGAGGCGTTCGGGAACTGCCGCTCATACTCGTCACGCGGCAGGTCTTCGGTGATAAAGCACCAGCGAGCGTCAGACCCGCACGGGTCTTGGATCAGCGGGTCCATGTACACGCTAAAGCTGTTGCGGATGCGCCCGATTTTGATGTCCTGATTGAACGTGTCGGGGTCGCAGTATTCGGTCAGGATGCGGACGTAGCCTTCGCCATAGGCCACTTGGTTCTCGCACGCGGTGTCGTAGGCCACGTCGGCGTCCGAGATGTACTCGATGTGCCGGATCATGCCGTTAAAAATCTCGGCGACCTCAACATCGGCTTGGTCGTTAACCGGAATGACCTTAGGCTGCGGGCGATTTAGGCGCTGTTCGTTGGTGACCTGATGTACATGCTGCGGCAGCTTGTTGATGGTCAGACACGGACGAGCGTTGATAGTCTGGCCTTGCACCGCGCCACGAGTAGCAAGCACATCGGCAGGCCACTGCCAGTGGTTATCGGGCGATCCGGCGTAAAACCGCAGGTCGTCTAGCTCGTCTTCACGCGACTCCGACAACGCAGAAATTGCCATGTCCAGGCGGCTGCGGGCGGTGGACAAGACATCAGCATCGCTTTTGTCTTTGGCCGAGCCACCTTCGCTGACCGCACCGGCAGCGACGACTCCTGAGTAGTCTTGCGGCATGGTTTACTTAATCTTGCTCAGAACCTTGGCAACGGTCGCCTTGACGTTGTTGCCTGCGGGAATGCTGCCGTGACAGCCCATGCCCGGCATCTTAGAGTACGTCTCTTTGTTGCGGTCGGGCATGCCGCCGCCAGAAATCTTCGGCTCGCGGGCGTTGAGTTTGCTGATGGGTTCGAGGTGCTTGCTCATTTTTTGCCTTTCGAGGGGGTTTTGGCTGCGGCACGCTTGACGCTGTAGGCAATGGCAACGGCTTGCTTAACCGGCTTGCCAGCTTTGACTTCAGCCTTGATATTCTTGCGGAATGCCTCTTTCGAGGTCGATTTTACAAGCGGCATCACTTACCTTTCATCGGCTTTTTGGCGGTTTTGGCCGACTCGCGGAAAGCCTTGTCCGTCGGGGCGCCTTTGCTACCGGGTTTGCGCATTTTTTCGCCGCTTCCGGCCTTAATGCGTGCCTGTTTAGCATGAATATTAGCGTAAAGACCAGGTTTTGTCGCCATTTTCAGCACTTCCATCGTTTAAGTGATGCCTTGGCGCGTTCCGCATCGCCCTTGGCGTTCTTAACTACCCCAGACATTCTGGCGCAGAAGCTGGCCTTGCGGCCCGCATCAGCTTTGGTTTTGGGGTTTGGGGCTGGCGCCTTGAGGTTGGAGCCAGTGGCGGCGTTGTACTTGGCGCGGCCTTTGGCAGTCAGGCCAGCGCCCTTGCTGACGGGTAGCTTCTCGCCCCGTCCAACACTGAGAGACACGCCTTTTTTTGTTGCCATCACGCCCCCATCCAGGATGTTGAGATGCCTTGCGTCCCACTGGGTCTGCGGACATCGGTGCGCGGATTGTACTCCCGGTGGGCAACGGGATATGCGAAGGTGACTGCAAGCGCGTCAGCCGCATCGGGCGATGCCAATCCTCGAGCCTTCATTTCCTTCTTGCCCTCCAAGAATATGGTGCCTGCGGAGTTGGGCTTCTTCATGGGGCCGGTCAGGTCAGTTTTTAACTGCCTGTCCTGGGGGATGGCTGCCGTTTTCAGCCACTCCCGCATCGCGCCCCACATCTCAGCCCGCTTGTTACCCCACATCACCGGGTTCTTGGCCTTCCAGCCAAAGTTAACCCCGCGGACTTTGTAACGCTGCTCGGTCAATCTGTCAAGTATCCCGTACCCAAGGCCGCCTTCGTCGATCACGGTCAGGGTCGGCTTGAACTCCTCGATCATGTCGATGACGTTACCGACGGTGGTCATGGTGTCGTCGCCCTTGAACCGCCGGATCGCCACGATGTCACGCCCCTGGCGCACCACCATGACAGTAGAGTCCATGCCACCTCGGGCCGGGTCGATGCCCAGGACGATGGGTGCGCTCATGTCCTTGTACTTGGGCCGCTTCATGGCGTCCTCGACCACGGACGGCATGATGAACTGGTCGTCTCCAGACTTAGGGAAATCCCCATACACCTCGACGCGGGCTTCGTCGCTGTCCTCGCCGTACTCGGCGATGATCTGCTCGTAGATCGACTTGTCGGTGCCCTCGACGGTGCGAGCGTCGATTTTGCGCGACCGCCAGAAGTCCCGCTTGTTGCCGTCGACCGCCTCGTAGAAGTACCCGGTGTTGCGCCGACCGTTGGAGAACGCGAGCCAGTAGCGATCCAGGATGTTCTCTGTGAAGAACCCCGCGGCCACCGACCAGATGGGATCAGGGATACCCGACGCCTCGTCGAAGATCACCATCATGCCGTCCATGTTGTGGACACCGGCATAGGCGTCTGGGTTCTCCTCGCTCCAGAGCTTGCCCTCAGCGCCCCAGTACCGGGTGCCCTTCTTCAAATCCCTTTCAACCAGGTCGGTCAGCCAGGCAGCAGGGGCCAGCTTGGTAGCCGATGGCTCCCACCAGTGGGCGTTGATCGCCATGGTGGCCCACTTAGTCAGCTCACCCCAGGTGACCGTGCGCAACTGCGTCTCGCTGTTGGCGCTCACCACGACACTCGAGCCGATGCGAGTTGAGAGCATCCACAGGATCAGCCACGACACGAGTGCTGACTTGCCCACCCCGCGGCCCGATGACACCGACTGGCGCATCGCATCGATCAGTTCACCCTGGTTGAGTTTGCCCTTGTTGTCACGAATAAAGTCGGCAACTTCACGAAGCACGTCGCGCTGCCACCTGCGAGGCCCCTTGAACCGCTCGAGTGGCGTGTTCACCTGCCCCCACGGAAACGCGAACAGTACGAACGTCTCAGGGTTGTCGGCAATCTGCGGCGACCACAACTGCGTCATGAGCAGTTGCTCCTCCTCGGGCGTGTATCGCAGGCGCTGCATCTACTCCTCCAACCTGGGCGTCACATCAATCACCTCGGCATCAATGACCCGCTGCCTAGCCTGCGTCAGCGCCTCGGTGATCGAGATGGACCCGGCCACCTCGATCTGCTTGGTCTCACCGTACCTCTTGCGATTGTGGGCACCCATGAGCCATTTGCGCGTGTCGATGCGCAACTTGTCGCGGTTGACCGTGTCACTGCTCGAGGGGTCGATTGCTTCTACCCCATCGGCGATCTCGAGGATCTCACCAGCCAGGAACTCGGTGCGCATCTCCTGCGCCTCCTTGAACCGCTCATGGCGCATCGGGTCACGCTTGACCCAGCGCAGGAAGTCCTCGTAGCTGATAAGCCTGTAGTCATCCTCGATCAAGGACTGAAGTGAGCGCCCACGATAGATGTCTTCGATGACCCGTTCGAAGATCTGCTGGTACTGGGCGTGCAGAAGCTCCCGCGACTCTGCTGGGAGCTTCGGTGGCTTGGGGTCAGGGCACGACAGCCAGCTTGGAAGAGATTGTTCACTGGCGACAGCCGTGCCTACGGATTGAGGGTTGCCTTGTTCCATAGTGCTGTTGATGCTAACACAGGCGGGATGTTTTGTGTCAATGGGATTATTGGACCCAGCGGGTTCTGTGGTTCTGGAAAAAATAAAAAATTGTTCGCGGCACCTTAGTTACAGAACCAAGTTGCCGTCGGCCCTCCCCCGCCCCCTCGGCCGGATTCCCGGTTTCCGTTTGCCCGCGGCACCCTGGATGCCGCAAGCCCGCGGACCCCGCGGGCCCCGCGGGCACCCGGAACCCGCTGGATCCAGTGCCATGCCATGCACCCGGAACCCGCTGGGTCAGTGTGCCCGCTGGGCGCCTGGGGCCGCTCGAGGGACCGCGGAACCCCGAACCCCGCGGGTCTGGGGATTCCCAGCGGGTCAGACCCAGCGGGTGCAGGGTTTCACAATGCGGAAGAATCGAGGGGTCAGTGACAAATGTGCCTTTCGCGCAAGACATCGAATTTTCACCTTTTTTCTGTTCGATGCGAGAATTCCTCAAAACTGACCCCCTGAACCAAAAGGCACAATTGTCACAGTGCCAAAAGGCAACCCAGCGGGTTATAAACACCCCAGCAAACCCCCAGCGCATCGAATAAGCCCGGGAAGCGGTCTAAATCGATCCCTGCCGCATTTTGAGGGCTTGCCGCACCCAGTGGGTTAGCACCCCATCGATCTGCGCTCCTAGGTACCTTAAATCCATTTTCTAAGGGTTTACCCTAAATGCATAACCCAGCGGGTTTTTATGCTGTTTTTGTCTATAGGTGCATCAAATACATGTTGACCCGCTGGGTCTAAGCATGCCTATAATGTCACCAGGGCGCAGAAGCACCCTGTAACCCGTAACTGTAAGAGGATCACCATGAACACCATAGACATCCGCACCCTTCGCAAGAACGGCTCTTCCACCTGGGAGATCCTTTCCGACCTGATTGCTGAGGGGACTGAATACCCCGATGCCGTCTGGGCAGTAACCAAAGCCCTAAACCTCGACAGCGAACAGGTCGAGGAAATGGAAGACCGCTACACCAACTGCATCTGAGGAGAACATCATGAGCGACACCTACACCTTCGACATTATCCTGCACCCCTGGGGCACCGATCCCGAGCGGGGCATTGTGGGCATCGACACTGCCGCCCTGTACGGCTACTGGGAGCGCAAGGACGGCTCCGAGGGCGGCGGCCTGTGGTTCTCCCGGGAGTTGATCGGCGGCCGCCTAAATCAGAAGGGGCCGCTCGAGCTGATGGACTATGACGGGGCTTTTGAGTTGCCCCGTTCTGTAGTCGCTGCACTGCGTGCCGCTGGTGTAGTTCTCGATGAAACCTTCGACGCATGAGGGGCCGCATCATGAACAAGCACCGCCTGACTTATGTCGATTTGCACCCCGAAGTCCTGGGCCGCGAAAAGCCCCCGCACCCGCTTGCACTGATTGCCGGTGCCGCAGTGGCACTGATTGCCCTGTACCTTGTGACAGTGTTTGCCTTTTCCCTGTAACCCGTAACCCTGTAAGGACTGAAAATGACTAAATCCGAAGCCCCCTCGATCCTCTCCGGTCTTGTTGACCGCCTGGCTGAAATTAAAGCCCTCACCGCGGATCTGACCGCGGAAGCGGAGATTATTAAAGAGTTTCTGATCTCTTCGAACATGCCCGCAATCGAAGGCACCCTGCACCGCGCCACAGTGTCCCTTGTTGCCGGGCGAGACCGGGTGGATTGGGAAACGATTGCCCGCCGGTTTGACCCGTCGCATCAGTTGATCGCTGCACATACTGCCCATGGCGATCCTTACCATGTGGTCCGCGTATCGGCTCGCAAGGGGGGCAAGTGATGCGCTATCACTTTATTCCCCAGTCCGGCAATCGCAAGACCGGGCCGATCCCGGTAACCTATTCCCAGCGAGAGACCTGCCCCCAGTCCTGCCCGCACTATCGAGCGGACTGCTATGCGGAAGATTTCTACACCCGCATGGCATGGGACAAAGTACCCGCTCGAGGGGGCACCCTTGAAGATCTGACCCGCTCGATTGCCGCACTGCCCCCGGGTCAACTGTGGCGCCACAATGTAGCGGGGGATCTGCCTGGGGCAGGGGAGACCGTAGACCCTGTCGCACTGGGCGAGATTGTCCGGGCGAACATGGGGAAACGCGGATTCACTTACACCCACAAGAAAAGCCCGGATGCGATCCACTGGGCAGGGCATGCGACCCGCTGGGGCTTTACCGTCAACCTGTCCGCGGATGATGCGGGCGAAGCGGATACCCTGGCTGAAACCGGATTGCCCGTGTGCGCGATCGTGCCCATGGATTGCCCGGAGAAAACCGAAACCCCCGCGGGCCGCACAATCATTGTCTGCCCCGCCCAGTCCCGGGATGATGTCGATTGCGCATCATGTGGATTGTGTGCCCGTGCGGACCGTCGCGTGATTATCGGGTTCCGTGCCCATGGCACCCGTGCCCGGGTTGCGGATGCGAAAGCCCGTAGAGTAATTCCCATTGTGAAAGGATGAACTATGCCGAAGAAACAAACTTTTCCAATGGCCCGCGCTGGGGGTCAATTTGAGGATGTGCCTTATCACCCAATTATCTTTATCCGGGGGTCTGATGCTTGGCGCCTTGCCTTGCATCGTGAGCCAGTGCATGCGGGCAAGGGTGACTGGATTGTGTCTGACCCAGTCAGCGGGTTTCGGGTTTGCAAAGTGACCGCCACCTATAAGGGCGTGCCGGTTGCATCGCGTGATCTAACGGTTCCGCAGGCCCGGGCCGCTGCCCTGGCTGATCTTGATCTGACCGTTGACCGTGTAGGGCTTGATCGCTTTACCCGAGTATTGAGCAAAGCCCAGAAAACCGAAAGGATGAACCATGATTGACCTTGAAAAACTGCCCGCCGATGAAGCCGAACGCCTGGCATACGCCGAAGGGTTCCCGGGCACTGCCCGCCTTTTTGCCCGGATTGCGGACATGCAGCGGGCACTGGGTGAAGCCACTGCACAGATCGAATCCCTTGAAGAGGATCTGCGGGCCGCTCGATTTGTCGAAAGATATGAGCGGGCCTATGGGGGGACCGATGATTGACCTTCGCCCTTTATTTGACCCTCGTATGTCTTGCGGGCTTGATTGTCCTGCTACTTGATCTGTAACCCTGCAACCCCCGCCCCCGGTCAACCCCGGGGGCTTTCCCTTGGAGACCGATTCAATGAACCCTTACACCGATTTAATGGCCCGCTTGGGGCTTGATGAACCTCGGGCCGCTGAATATCTGGGCGTGCCCGTGTTTACCCTTCGAAAGTGGATCAAGGGTGAGCGCAAGCCCGCGGCATCCGCGGTGCGTTTGATCGAGGTTCTGGGCATGATCGAAGCCCTGGCACCCGCGCTGCATGCGGGCCTTGTGCCGGGTAAGCCCGATGCTCACGTAGAAGAAATTCCGGCTAAATCCAATGCTCACGTTGGGAAAGTCCGGGCAAAATCGAAACTCACGTTGGAGAAGTCCGTATGAACGCACCCGAGCACTATGACCGCCTGTTCGGCGAGTATGGCTTACACCCTCAAGACGCAGCCAAGTGGGTCTTCGCCGCCGGGTGGAACGCAGCCCTGGACGAGTTCACGCGGCGTCTGAGCACCATGCCACTGGGCGACGACACCCGGGCATCGTTTGCCGTGTACCTGGGCGCCATGATGCACGTTGACGAAGTTACGCAGGAGAAGATGCAGTAGTCACTCGTCCATCGTCTCAGGGTCATAACCCCTGACCAGCTTACGCTCTTTACCCTGGGCGTAAGCGTAGCGGTAGATGTAGTCCGCGTGGCGCTGCTTGGCCTTGATGACCTTCTCGCGGTGCTCGCGGAACATGGTAGCGATTGAGGGGTTGATGGCCCAGACCACATGGTGCTTGGTCATCTTCTCCTCGATCTGCATCACCCAGCCAGCCTTCTCGAGGGTGTACATGGCGTCCAGCACCATCTGATCCTTCTGCCACTCGTTCTTGCCCTCAAGCTGGCGCCTGGCTGAGCGTTTGAGGCTGCGCAGATCAACCGTCTGCACCTCGCTGCTCACCTGGATGATGTAGTCGGTCATCCACTGATCAAACGAGTCATTTAGCACCCCGGCAAGCTCGCCCAGGGCGTAGCGGAACGCGGGAATCACGTAACCCCTGATCAGCTTGACCACGCGGTCCACGATGCCCACGTCCACAGTGGGGCTGAACGGGCACTCCATCAGGTGCATAAGGAGGATCAGGCGCCCCGCGGTGCCCTCGAGTTTGCCGAAGGCCGTCATGTACTCGCTGGACGCATTGAGCAACCGTTCGTCCTGCTTGGCACCTTCGTACCAGGACTGGAAGTCCCGATAAGCGTCATAGGCCGCGGGGGACAGCTTGTAGGTCTGCGGCGGCAAGGCGTAGATCAGGCGCAGGGTGTTCTCCCATGCCTGGGCACTGGTCATGTACTCGGGCACCGGGTGACCCAGCCGCGTCTTGCTGCCTCGCAGGATCGCTGGTATAAACCGCTGCAACAGGCCATCCGCTGCGAGAGAGGCTAAGTTTTGCTTAAAAACTTGGGGCTGGATGTTCCCGTAAATCGAAACAGCCAGGTTCTCGCAGTGGATCGAGCCAGCCCCGACCCGGTCCATCTCGTACCGCTCACTCTCGTAGGACACGACCCATGCAGAGCGATCCTCGCCGCTCTGCTTGTCGGTGATCTTCCTGATCCACGAGTTCATCTCATCGAGGTGGCACAGCAGCCCCCGAGGCCGCTCAGCAGCCGACCGCACGAGCTTCTGGCTGGTGATGTCACTGACCGTAATCTTGAGCGGCACGGGCTGCGCAGGCATCTCGGGCACCGCTGGGGGCTGGGCGCCCAGCATGGCCTCCGGTGATGCCGAGAAGTCCAGGAACGCCTTCTTGGCACTGGCGTAGGCCGCCTCCTTACCTTCCCAGTCGAGAAGCTCCTTGTTGTACCGTGGCCGGTCTTCGGCCTCGATGTCCTTAAGTGGGGAGAGCATGGGCCTCGAGCCTGGTGACTTCTTGTCCGCTGGGTCGCCCAGGGTCATCAGCCACAGCACCGGGGGCACGCGAAAGCCCGGCATGAGTTCGAGCCGGATGCGGGCATCAACGACCCCACAGACAGCACTCAACCCAGCGAACAAAGGGACCAAAGGGTCGCACCCTACGCTGTCGGAGATCTCCTGCGCCCGTGTTTGTAGGATCATAGGCCAGACGCTCATGTCCATGTCAGGCGGTGGCGGGCGCAGCCCCTGGAGCACGTCCACGGGGGCCATGGGCGGCACGTCTACTTTGCTGAACAACTGAGTCGCATCGGGCATAGGCCGCTGCCACCCGTGTTGCTTGGCGATGTGAAAGAGCGTGCCCAGCTTGACCGCGGTGGCCTTGTCGGGCTTGAAGCTGACCCACTGCGTCACGATGCCGCGCTCGCCGGGGTACTTGGATGCCGACTGAGCAGACCACTCGTTCCACAGTTGCAGCGCCTGCTCAACCTGATCAGTCTGGGTTCCCGCCCAGTGCAGCGCCATGCCCACGTTGATCCACTCCTCCCGAGAGCAGTCGGCAGGGATCGCCTCGAGCGCCTGCCTGATCTCCTCCCACGAGGCGTCCACCTGCTCGCCCGTGGCGATGGTGCGCTCCTTGTCCTGAGCCAGCAGGTCTTGCCAGATGTCCAGCAGTTGCTGGGGGATCAGCGGCAGCCGCGTCCAGTGGCCGTTACCGGCCCAGTGATAGGGCTGCCGGGTGTCGGGATGGATGCTCGGGGGCAGCACGTCCTGCACCGTCAGGCCGTTGGCCGTGGCGCAGCGTAGCTCGTAGGCGGTCTGGCCGTTGATGACGATCTTCTTCGAAGGCAGCGCCAGCCCGAAGGGCATCGTGTAGAGCAGCTTGCCGTGACCCGGGCGCCCACTGTTTATAACCACAGCATCGGGGGCGCTGTAGAGCGCCTGAAGATCGATGCCTTGGGCCACCGTGGCGTCCCAGTTGTCGATGTCGAAGGCCATCGTGCCGCTGTAAGCGTGAGCCAAGCCGATCCCGTAGCCCTGGGACAGTTCGGTCTGATCCTTCAGGCACCGCTCACGGCGGTTCCAGCCCACGGCAGCCGCACCCGTTGGCCCCTTGGTGCCTGGGGGGATTGGCACAAGGGACCAGCCGTGTCTGATGTACGCATCGACGGATGCGGGATGTTGTTGCACGGAGTTAACTGCTGTCATACACTGTGCCCGTTGGTGATTGCAGTTGCCAACAGTCTCCTCAGTAGACCCGCTTGAGCGCCCCGGCTAACCCCCGGGGCGTTTCTTTTTCTGTTCATCCGATCTGCTCCAAAAATTTTCGCTTGACCTGTTGCACATCGTACCGCAACCGTGATACGATTGCAAGACGCAACGGAGATTTTTTCAAATGCCCGCACCTAAATCCTTTGACACGCACATGACCTTGAGAGTCACGCACCGTGTCCGCACCGCGTTCAACCGCAAGGCAGAGCGATACGGGAAACCGTCCGACGTCTTGCGTGAACTCATCGAGGCTTTTCTTGATGATCGACTTGTAATCCAACCCAACCCCCGTAAGGAGTCACTGTATGTCCCTCGAATCCAAGATTGAAGCCCTCACCGCCGCCGTCGTTGCCCTGACCGCGAAGCTGGAATCCACGAATGTAGCGCCAGCGGCACCTGTGGTAAACCCCAATACCGTCACAATCTCTGCCGCATCTGCACCGGCTCCCGCACCTGCTCCTGTGGCTGCACCGGCTCCCGTGATGCCTGCACCTCCTTTGTTCGTGGCGCCCGTCCCTGCTGCACCCGCGGCCACTGGTGGCGCACCGTTCAGCGACCCGAAGGGGCTGATTGACTACGTCATGTCGTCCTACAAGGCGCTTGGTCCTCAGAAGGGCGCCGAGATTCAGAAAGTGCTTACTAACTTGGGTTACGGCAACATTAACGATGTCAAGCCCGAGCACTACGGCGCCCTGTTTGCTGGTGTTGAGGCACTGAAATGAGCACCGAGACTGGTGGCCCGGCGTTTCCCACCGAGCGGGCAATGCCTGAGCAGCGGTCTGGCATGACCCTGCGCGATTACTTCGCGGCCAAAGCGATGCAGGCAATGGTTCCACTGGAAGGTGTCAAACCACAAATCGCCGCTTCTATTGCGTACACATTTGCCGATGCCATGCTGAAAGCGAGGGAATCATGACGATCAATCAAAACGCTGTGTACAAAATGCCAACCGCCGAACTCCGGTTCGTTAAACAGTACACCTACATTGAAAAGTCGTTTGAAAAAGTCATACCCGGTCCAGTTAAATTGATTCTTCAGCAAAAATGGATCGACCCGACAGACCCTGACGATTTTCAATGGCGTGTTGTACCAACAGTCGAGGTGGCCGAATGAGCACCCACGCCAACCTGTCCCCGAGCAAGCGCCACCGCTGGGCGCTGTGTCCGGGCAGCGTGCGCGAGGAGGCCAAGTTCCCCGATGAGCGCACCAGCGAGGCTGCCATCGACGGCACCCACAGCCACACGCTCCTCGAGCACTGCCTGAGCGAAGGCGTGGAGCCGGAGTCCATGATCGGCCAGGCCATGAGTGACGACGATGGTGTATTCACGGTTGACGCCGAGCGGGCCAAGCGAGTCAAGGTCGCCACGGACTACGTCAAGCAGCGCATCGGTGAGCAGTTCGGCATGTGCGAGGTGTTGCCCGAGACCCGGGTTGACCCGCAATACCTGATCGGTCGTGACGACATGAGCGGCACCGTGGACATCCAAATCCGCGGCACCGAGGTGCTCGAGATCATCGACTACAAGGACGGCATGGGCGTCGTGGAGGCCGAGGGTAACCACCAGCTCGAACTCTATGCTCTGGGCTGCCTGGCTGGCCTGAAGCTGCCAATCAACGGCAACTACCCGTGGAAGCGGATCCGCATGACCATCGTCCAGCCCAAGCTGGCGCTCAAGGGCATGCATCCGATCACATCGCACGAGGTGCCGACCCAGGCAATCCTTGATATCATCGGGCAAGTGGCGGTTGAAGGGCAGCGATGCGATGACCCCAACGCACCGCTCATCCCGGGTGAGAGTCAATGTAAGTTTTGCCGCGCCAAAGGCTCCTGCGCCGCGCTGGCAAGTAACGTAATGAAGGAGGTGGGAATCATGTTCCAGCCCGCAGTAAGCAGCCCGCTCGATGTCGCGCAGCAAAGCGCAGACAAAGACCCCGCGACCATGGACGATCAGCAGATCCGTCAGATCATGGAAGCCGCTCCCCTGATGCGTCAACTCCTCGAGGCTGTGGAGAAGGAAGCCTTGCGCCGCATGGAGGCAGGTCAGTCCATCCCCGGCCTTAAGCTGGTCAATGGCCGCGGCTCCCGTGCCTGGGCGCTGCCAGAGGAGCAGATGGCCGAGAAGCTCATCAAGATGGGCATCCCCAAGGGCGCGATCTATGAGACCAAGCTGGTCACCCCCGCCAAGGCTGAAAAGCTAACGTGGGAAAAGCGTGACGGCACCAAGATGCAACTGTCCGACCGGCAACTCAAGACGATGGACCAAGAGTACGTCGTCAAAATGGCCGGTAAGCTGACTGTTGTCCCTGAGTCTGACAGCCGCCCCGCTGTCATCACAAACGCTGCGCCAATGTTCAGCGCAGTCGAGGCAGCACCTGCTGCCGAATCCCTGCCCTCGTGGCTAACTTAAACCTGGAGTAACTGTAATGTCCGACATCATTTTCCTGAGCAACGTCCGTCTGTCTTTCCCGCACCTGGCGGAGCCGCAGCGGCAGATCAACGAGCAAACCGGCAAGGAGCGCGTGAGCTACAACTGTGAGTTCATCATGCCCCAGGACCACCCTGGCTTCCAGCAGTTCATGCAGAAGTACGGCGCCATGGCGATGGAGAAGTGGAAAGAGCACGCCAACACGGTCATACAGATGATCCAGGGCGACCGCAAGATCCGCTGCTATGGCCGCGGCGAGGAGAAGGTCAACAAGAAGACCTTCCAGCCCTACGACGGCTACGCCGGTCATGTGTTCATCACCGCAGGCCGCGACAGCCAGCCCCAGATGATCCAGGCTGACGGTCAACCCATCGACCCGACCAACACCATGGCCTACCAGCAGCTTGCCCGCAAGATGTACGGCGGCTGCCGAGTCAACGCTGCTGTCAAGCCCTGGCTGCAAGAAAACAAGCATGGCCGCGGCATCCGCTGCGACCTGATCGCTGTTCAGTTTGCCGGTGACGACAAGCCGTTTGGTGAGGGTGCGGTCGATGCGTCGAACCTGTTCGGCGCCGTGGCTCAGGCTCCTGCTGGCATGTTCGGCGCCACTGTTGCCCCTGCGCCGCTCTTGAGTAACCGTAATGAGTAACGACTATGTGTACGACATCGAAACCTACCCCAACGTCTTCACGCTGGCGGTGGAGCATACAGAAGCGCCGCTATGCTGGTCTTTTGAAATTAGCGACTGGCGCAACGACTCCCGTGAGATCGTCGCGTTTCTCCAGTATCTCAAGGATACGAATGCCCGGATGGTCGGGTTCAATAACCTGGGGTTCGACTACCCCGTCTTGCATACGCTGATTCGCATGGGGCACAGCGATGCCAACACCCTGTACCAGAAGGCCCAGGCCATCATCAACTCGCAGGACGAGGATGACGGCAAGTGGGCGCACCAGGTCAACCCGTCTGACCGCTTCGTGCCGCAGATTGATCTGTACAAGATTCACCACTTCGACAACAAGGCACGCGCCACGAGTCTGAAGGTATTGGAGTTCAACATGCGTAGCGACAACATCGAAGATCTGCCGTTCAAGGTGGGTACCACGCTGACGCAGGACCAGGTGCCGGTGCTCAAGAAGTACAACCGGCACGACGTGGCGCAGACCAAGGCGTTCTACAAGCACACGTTCGACATGCTCAAGTTCCGTGAGGAACTGACGCACAAGTACAACCGCGACTTCATCAACCACAACGACACGAAGATCGGCAAGGACTACTTCGTGATGAAGCTCGAGGAGGCCGGGGTCGCCTGCTACGACTACAGCGACAAGGGCCGCACGCCTCGGCAGACCCGGCGTCCAGTGATCCACCTGCGCGAGGCTATCCTGCCTTGGATTGAGTTCCAGCAGCCTGAGTTCACCCGAGTGCTAGGCTGGCTCAAGGCCCAGTCAATCACCGAAACCAAGGGGGTGTTCACGGATTTGACCGCGGTGGTCGGAGGCTTTACCTTTGTCTTCGGCCTCGGAGGCATCCACGGCTCCATCGAGTCGGAGGTCGTCGAGTCCGATGATGAGCACGTCATCGTGGACCTCGATGTCACCTCGTACTACCCGAACCTGGCAATCACCAACGGGTTCTATCCGGCGCACTTGGGCAAGACATTTGTCACGATCTACAAGCACCTGTTCGAGCAGCGCAAGCAGTACCCCAAGAAGTCCGCTGAGTCGGCCATGCTCAAGCTGGCGCTCAACGGCGTCTACGGTGACAGCAACAACCAGTTCAGCGTGTTCTACGACCCGCTGTTCACCATGAGCATCACGCTCAACGGGCAACTGCTGCTGTGCTTGCTGGCCGAGGGGTTGATGACGATCCCCGGGCTGCGGCTGATTCAGGTG